TTGCGTCAGATCGTTTAGCCAAAGCATTGACTCCAGAGCCATCACTCTCAAACTTAGAGTTGGTCACAAACATAGGGAAAGAATAGGTCGTACCGACTTGATATGGGATGAAGTCTGCAGAGTGATAGTGATACTCGGGAAGATCATTACTATACCCGTAGTTGTTCAAGAACCTCCACTTACCATTTTCCATGAACATATTCACATACTTATCTGCATACCTCTTATTGATTAGAATTGCTGCAGCACTATGATTGTTAACTGACCAAGGGGAAAGTGTCAGGGGCATGAACTTCTCACCAATGATATGAAGTTGAACACAGTCCCAATTGTGAGGTAACCGTTCGATAAACTCTTCCCACTCAAAGTTTAGATATCTTTCTGTATGAAAAGATAAGTCGTCCTCTAATAGAAGAACAACATCAGAATCCAGGTCAAAGAGAAAGTTGGCGATCATCTCAGATCGATTCAACAACACACTATAAAATCTCTTTTGAGTCTTAAATTGAGAATCCAGGACTAACTTTTTCCACTGGGGAAAATTTTCCTCCCCAAAAATGGATCCGTTGCAGCGCCTCCATTTGCGGATCTCATATTTCTTAAACTGTTTCTCCATGTACTCTCGTCTCTCTTCCCTTTCTTGGAGGTTGAGATAGTAGATGGGAGGTAGATTGGATAACTTCATAGACGAACAATCTTGGTCATTTCACCGTCGTTCGGTTTACCATAAGTGAAGAATTCTTTGAGAGTATAATTATCCCTTTCGTTTTCCCACCAATCATAGTAAAGATCTCTGCAGACAAAGTGATGTTTTTTCGGTACTTTATCTAGGTAAGGATCTTGAGTGATCAGTGGCAACTGATATGTTCTACCCACAAATCCAAAGAAGTGATCAACATCGAGTGAACGAATACCAGGATATCCAGCAAATCTCCTAAGGAAGAAGTATTTTCCTTGAACAGTATGAATACGAAGTAGTTTCTCCGCAAACCACCTGTTGATCATTACAGGTCCAAATGCACTATATTTTGTCTTTGGATGAAGGAAGAAAGAAATATATTCCTGTGATTCAAATCCCAACTGAATACAATCCCAATCATAAGGAAGATTCTTCATCAAAGTTTTCCAATCGAAATGCCAATACTCGATCAGATCTAAATCATAATCATCTTCCATTAGAATCAGATATTTGTCATTGGTATTCTCCAACCAATGACGAATCATCTCAAGGGTAGAGATCGTAATGCATGTAGATTTATAATGTTTTTCAAGAATTAATTCTGGTTTGAATACTTTATCTTTCCACAAATCATAATGACCTGGTTTTAGATTACCAAACCAAAATTTTTGATTTTGGATACCCCACTTCTCAAACTGGGCTTCCATTCGACCAATTCTATCAATATCACAACTCAACCAATATACCATTGGGAGACCTTTAAGTTTATCAGACATACCAAGTAATAATAGAGTACCGTGTTCCAGAAGTTACAGGCAAAATTTCATGCGGGAACATGAAGTTTGATGGGAAAAGAATCGCATCACCCTTCTCAAATTTATATACCTTTTCTCTGTTAAAAAAGGCAAACTCACCGCCTTCATAGTCATCATTGAGATGGAAAGAACAAGTTACAGATCTTTGTTGGTGTTTAAATGAGTCTGTGTGTTGAGTATAAAACTCTCCAGTCCTATACCTAAGAAGATCATAACCAGTATCGATTTCTGTTTCTACACCAGGCCAACGTTCTCTATATTGTTTGATTGCTTCTGCTGCACACTCAAACATTCTAGAGTCCAACTCCTCATACACCATGTTTTGATGTGGAAGTTTAGATAATCCAATCGTATTACAACTTCGGATATCTTCACGGACATCACCAGTACCAACCGATGACGGTTCCCAATAAACAGAGTCTTCTGGGAATTCTTTTATAATATCATCGCACAGATCTTCAGGCACAAGTCCTTTAATTACCATTATGTAATCACTAATCATTGATTCACCTCTTCCTGGTTCTACTAAAAGTTTTGGTGCTTTCTGTCCAAAATTGTTTATGCCTGGCCGTTTCTTATCGAAGTAAGAGTTGACACGTTCACCCCTACTATACACATAGTGCAGAAATGCTTGAGTATAGTAGGTTCCTGTATAGTTATCTCTCCAGTGTGGTGCATTACAACCATGATAGAACATTGCATCTCCAGGAGCAAGCATCACAGATCTCTTTTCTCCTCTAGGAGTTTCAATCCATATTTTCCAAGGTCTATCTGCACACAAATTGAGTGTAAGAGAAATCTCACACTCATCCTTATCAATATGTCGTTTTAGATCAGAACCATTCTTATACACCCTAGAATAGACATAGGTGGGTAGGACTGTTTCTCCAACAATCTTACTCACCTCAGGTGTTTTTTCACAAAGTAACTCAAGAAAGGGTAAGTAATTATGAACTGAGTTTGAGTTTACTGACTGACTATCACCTGCAGCATCATGTTCTTCGCAGAAACGCATGAACTCATAACCCAGTTTTATTGCCCTTTCCTGATCAATGAAGTTTCTGACTACAGTATAATCATTGACTTGGAGTTCAGGAATCATATCTCTTTGAGTAATTCTTCAATGTCATAGTAGATTTGGTTTTCTACCTCTTCTTCCATCTCGTATGAACTATCCTCTTGAGTATCAAGAGCATCACGGAGATCTTCATGCATTATATCATTATCTTCTGTTTGAGGCACTGGTTCCTGATCTAGTGTCCCAATTCCAAGTATATCTTCTACAGATTCTGGACCATCTTCGTCATCTGCATGAACTAGTTCGGCATATCCTCTATCTGGTTCATCTTCTAGATCAAAATCAATTTCATCCAGAATATCATTTAGTTTATCTTCGTCAATATCACGAGTTTCATCATAATCCACAAACTCTAGTTTGGGATCGTCTTCATCGTATTCAACAAGAGCACTCAGTTCACATTCTTTTTTGAAGGCTTCCTGATCTTGTTCAAATTTCTCTTTTGCAAGTTGATGAATATTGATAGCATCTTTTAAAAAGTCAATATTATCGATGGGAGTGGAATCTCCTTCTTCATATTCAATCTCACCAGAATCTTCTTCCCACTGAATTGCAACAACCTTTCGGTCCCAATCATCAGGATTGAACCAACTCATATCCGCAGGTTGTACAACAAAACCATCAATATAGATGCCCTGGTCTTCAATTATTACTGTCAGTCTCATCGGAGGCCTCCAAAAGGTTTTCAAGTGGATTGACTTGAACTGGCATAATTGCTTGTTGTTTCATCATATCCTCGTACATAGTACGATTTTTCTGAGACTCTTTAACAGTCTCATTACGGAAAGATTCTACAGCAGCACCAGTCTGTCTTTGTTGTTGAGAATTTTCAATGAGAAGAGTAGGCATCCAACCCACTGCACATCCCCAATGGTCAATATCCTGTCCCGTGTTAGGATCCATTCCACGAATATGCATATACCATGCACACTTATGTTCAACACAATCCTTTTTGATCAAAGGACACCAATTACCTGGTTCTTCTTTTTTGAATTTCATCATAACAAAAACTTAGAAATCAGGAGAAACTACAAATTAACACGTCAATATATTGTACGGCAAGGTTCACGTTAGTCGAGAATGAAGCACTACCACTACTAAACGGATGGTTGTGCGAAGATGCATTAGTGGAATTATTACCAGTACCTGGGGTACTTCGTGACCATCCACCACCAGATCTTACATCACCACCACCAGGACTCAATGTAACTGCACCGCCATTAGAGTGAGTATGTTGAGGAATCATGTTGTTACTTAGAGTTCTGTTACCAACTGATCCAGAAATAGCGAAATTACCAGATACAGGTTTTGAAGATGGAAATGCACTAGTAAAAGAATTAGATCCACCACTACCACCACCAGAGATGTTGGTTCCATCTACAACTCTAAGTGCCTTATTATTATGTGAAGTAACTTTTGACCAGCCAGAGGGAGCAGCGGATTGAAAAAATACACTAACCGTGCCTTGGTCTAAAATATCGTACTTAGAGTCTAGTCGAGTAGAATCACTAAAGACAATACCAGTTCCATCTATTTCTGCTGCCATTTTATTTCACGGGATGATAAGGGTTTGCTATGGTTATTTATTATGCGTTGATATCGAAGTTGCATAGTAAAATATCAATATATTGAACATTGATATTCATAGAAAGATTTGGTGTAGATCCAGAAGCACTAAAAGGATGATCGTGGAAACCACCACCACTATTAGGACCAGTAGAACTGAAGTTTCTACTCCAACCAGGACCTTTATTCACATCTCCACCATTAAACGTTCCGTTTGGATTTTGTGGGAATGGTGAAAGTGCTGTTCCCATGCTATTATGGGTATGAACAGCAATTTGGTTAATTGATAATGTGCGATTACCTGTCGGACTGTTAGAAGACCATGGTGTTGAAAATGTTTTTGCACTTAAAGCACTAAAACTAATACTACCTCCACTTCCAGCACCAGTTCCACTCACAACTCTAAGCATCTTATCATTGTGAGAAGTACTCTTTACCCAATGAGTAGGTGCGGATGACTGATAGAAAAACATAGCAGTATTATCAGGAGTCATCCAACCCCTACTGTTTATTGCTGTAGAATCTGAAAATGTAATGCCAGTAGAAGTAATTTCAGCAGCCATAATACTTTATCTGTGTAATTTATTTATCGCACTCGCCGGTTTTGTTGAAGGTTTTACGGCACTTTTTCACTTCTTTCATTTCATCTTTGATCATCTGATAAGCATCTTCCGTCTTGATTCTACCACTAAGTTCCATAGCGCAGATAATTTCAACACGGGTGCCGAAGTGTTTCAGTGCCTCTTCAAAACAGTTTAGTTCTTCGTACATATCACTTGTTAATAGAATCCCAGTCTTTCTGGAAGATAGCAAGACCTTCTCTAGTTAGGACACTTTCATACATACGATCGAAAACTCCAGGTGGCATTGTCACGATATCAGAACCTTCACGATAACAAAGTGCGACAACCTCAGGGCTGCGAACAGATGCAGCAAGGATCTCAGTACTGATCGGTTGACGTGCATAGATGTCATAGATCGTCTTGATCAGTTCAAGACCATCAAAACCGTTATCGGTAAGACGACCGACAAAAGGAGAGACATAAGTTGCACCAGCCTTAGCAGCAAGTACAGCCTGAGCAGCAGAGAAAATGAGGGTAACATTGACTGTTGCACCGAGGTCGCGTAGTTGACGACAAGCTCTTAGACCTTCAACAGTACATGGAACTTTGATCGTTACATTATCCAGTTCCATGAAAGGTTTGGCCTGTTCAACCATGTCAACTGCCAGATCTGCAACAACCTCGGCAGAGATTGATTTGAGTTCAGGGAATGATTCAGAGATTGCTTTGATTGCCTCAAAAGGATCATCACCACTCTTTTTAATCAGACTGGGATTGGTTGTAACTCCATCGATAAGACCAGTGTCATATCGCATAGAGATTGCATCATAATCTGCAGTGTCAAG